GAATATTATAATCTACAAATGATTGAAAGTCTTTAGTATACCAATCTTTAAATGTATCATAACCTGCGTCATCTTTACCACGACCAAGTTCTAGTTCACCAATAAAATCTAATCTATAACTTTCTTGTCTTGTAGGAATAAACCATTTGTATAAGTCAAGATAATCTAACATGGCAATACCATATAGATTGTAAACAGTTTGTGGTCTGCCTCTTACATTAATTTCTTCTCTATTCGCCAAGTTCCAAGGCGACATTCTATTTGCAATTTTATCACCTGCAATTAATTTAATTCTATTCATTAAATAAGGTAAGTCAAAAAACTTGGTGTTCCAACCTGTGATAACATCTGGATGATTTTTAATCCAGAATTTCATAAACTCAAACATCAATTGTTTTTCGTCTTTACATTCCACATAAGTTACATCTGGCCGGTCAGTTACAAATTTACCGACACCCCAAGTTAATATCTGTTTGTTAGATTGATTCTTTACTGTAATACATAACAACTCTTCTACAGGATTTTCTACATCTGGAAAACCACCTTCACAGGTTGTTTCTATATCAAGTGTGAATATTTTTATTTGGTCTTTGTCCCATTGTATATCCTCTGGATATTCTGAACCAATGTATTGATAGTGATATCTTTCAAGACCAAAAATAGGAGAATTTTGAGTAGCAACATCTTTACGAAATCTACGAGCTGCACTTATATTTGTAAACTCTATAGGTTTTAAATGTTGACCTTGTAAGGTCTTATATTGAGATTGTTCCTGTGTTAGGGCGTAGAGGGTAGGACCGAAATCTATTTTTTCTTTGTAATCTTTTCCGTTTAAAATACCACGAATTAAAAGTTTACCTTTGTGTTCTATTACATTCTTATAAAAGTTCATGCTCTCTCAATTTCACCGTTACATTATTTAAATCATCATTTAATTGTATTTGACATGCCAACCTAGACACGCCTTCTTTATAATCTTTTTCATACTCTAATAGAGATTGTTCTAAAGAGTTTTCTTTTATCTTCAACTTTTCCAACCATACATCATCTACATACACATGGCAAGTACCACACGCACATGAGCCGCCACAATCAGCAGGTATTTCTCTTAAACCAAGTTCTTTAGCTGCCTCCATCATAGTTGTCCCTACAGGAACATCTACAGATTGAACAAGGGTTCCGTCAGCGCTAACAAAGTTAACTTTTACCATTAAGGTAATTTTGTTTCAGTTATTAATTCTGGTTTTGGAGCGATAATGCTACTTGTATTTTGTTGATAAGATTTTAAAATCTCTGGTTTAGGTGTAACCATTGTTACTACCTTACTTTCATCAATTATTACCTCATCATCTGCCGAGTATGGCATATAAGGCGACATCATCAATTGCACAGGTTTACCTGGCGCCGATTGTGTTGGTATAATCACAAACGATTTTTCTATTGTAATCAACTGCTGTGATATAGTTACTTTACCTATAACATCTTCGCCAGTTGACATTCTTAATATTTTCACTTCACTCATATTATCTCCTAATCTAAACTATATTTAGTAGTTATCACATACTTTCTTTGTGGATTTACCATAACATTTAATCTTTTCATAAATGCTCTATCAAGTAAAATAGGTGTTCTATCTTCTCTATCATCTATAGTAAATTCTACATCTTTATAATATCCACCAGCAAACTCTACATCAAGAGTTACAACATATCTTGTTTCGTCATAATCTCTTAATCCGCCTACTTTGATTTCTTCTTTTCTTATTATTTTAGATGTAATGGTTTTGTTTAACAAAGTCCATGTGATTTCATTTCCTTTTATCTTATATTTGTCGGCATGAATTACAGGCATGCCAGAATTACCCGTATCAAATTTTGATACTAATTCGCCAAACGGTTTTATGGTTAAAATTTCTTTAAAACCACACTCCGTCGGAACGGTGTATCTGTTTTCTCCATTAGCAAAATGATTGATAACTAATTTTGCAATGTTCATTTTAGTAGCGTCTTCTATACCCTCTGTACCAGGTGAAGAGTTTACTTCAAGAAAATAAGGTGGTTCTTTATCTCTGTTTTTACTTGGTATAAAGTCAACAGCAGTCCAGTATCCACCAACTGCCTTAGCAGCTTTTAATGTTTCTTCTATTTCTAATTCTGTTAGTTGTATATTTTGTGGTTTAGAACCTTGCGATACATTAGACCTAAAATCTCCTTCAATTACAGGTCGTTTCATAGCCGCTAATACTTTACCACCTAAAACATGAGCTCTTACATCATACTCTGTTTTAATATATTCTTGTATTAATAAATCTGCGTCTTCATCTTGTTTGTGAATTAATTGTACAATCGAATCTAAACCTTTTGCACTATCAACAAATAATACACCAACACCCTTACTACCTCTTAATGTTTTCATAATCAAAGGAAACTTAATGTCTGCCTCTGCTACTTGTTCATTTGCTTTTTCGGGGTCATTTATTAATTTTGTTTTTGGTTGTGTTAAACCATAATCTGCAAGTCTTAATGCTGTTCTATATTTGTCAGCACAAATATTAATTGTAGTTCTAGGATTTACTAGAGTTGCATTTGCTCTTTCAAGTATAGATACAAAGTCCATCCAACTATCTTTTCTAGTTACTGAACCTCTTACTATTGCAACGGTCATAGAGCCAACTTCAAATCCTTTTTTATCGTCTTTGTTATGGAATCTACGAATACCGTCCTCGTAAGTTGTATAACCACCTGTAAGTTTGAACAGGTAATATGGATAGTTTAACTTCTTACATTCTTCTTGAAGTCTATCGGCAGTATGAAACTCTTTAGCATTATCAGGCTCGTCTGTAATAATCAATAGACGCAAGAATGCCTTGTCGCCTTTAGCTTCATCTATGAATTGTTTAAACTTTGGTATTTCCATCGCCATCTTTGTTCTCGTCTGATTTTTTACCTATATTATATTTAGCGGTTAAGTTCCACTCGTTTTTCTCTTTGAAAGGTAATACTTTAATCTGACTCAATGGCGCTTTGTTTTCTATAGCGGATTTAACAACAATATCTATTAGGTTCCAATCTTGCAATAACACAGCAATTGTATTTCTTCGTTCAATATCGTTTGATGTTAATGTAGATTTTTTGCCATCAAGAGCAAATAATTCTTTGAAATGTGTTATGTAATACTTACCTTGTTTATGTAGAATATGACAAGATTGAAATAATGTTTTGTCTTTTCTTGACGCAACACCTATTCTTGTTAAGGTTTCTCTTACTTTTAAAAAGTCGTCTGGTTGTTTTATGGTCACCTCAAGCATATCTGCCGGTGCCCAATTTATAATTTCTTCACTCATTTTTTTCTCCCACCTTTTGACAGGCTCATTTTGATTTCATCAATTTGGCTGTCTGACAAGAGGTTAAGAGCTTCTTTTGCCTTTGTATTGCTATAACCATAATACTCTTTTACTACTTCTAGGTCTTTAACTTTCTTTTGGGAAAGCCATTTACCACCAAATCGCTTTTTCTTTCTAATACTATTTAGTAAATAGTGAAATTGCATACGCTTTGGTAAGAAGTGAAAACCGTTCATCTCATTACTATGCATTATTGTATCATAGAACATTGATAAACAACGATTAATTATATAAGTTGGGTACTTCTTCTCCCACATAATATCATCTGTATCTAAAAGAGGAGTTTTTGTTTCATTAATTGCTTTTAGATAGTCTTTTAATTCATACATCATTCATATCCTGGTAAAACTGCTGTGCTTCCTCTATGCTCCCAATCACGGCAGTTTGAAGTTTTACTTTTATGACATTCATAACACAATGTCTGTAAGTTACTTGCTTGATTGTTTTTTCTATTACCATCTTTATGGTCTACCTGTAAACAACTTGGTCCAATGGCATTATCATTTTTACCACACATCTCACAAAAATGTTTCTTATGTCTGGTATATTTACCGTTTGCATAATTATATGTTTCTTCATTATGCTTTTGGCAATACTTTCCATAGTTACCATACCCTTTATTTTGTTGAAGTTTACCACAACCTGGTATTATACATACACCTCTTATTTTCATTTAAACTTACAACTTGCCATAATTTCAGTTAAACATGCGACCATATTAATTTCTTGGTCGGCTACAAAGGCAGATTTATATTGATAACCTGCTATAACTAATACTGCTTTAGGTATTGAATTAGAATCTAAAGTAGAATATAACAACTCGTAAATTGTAGTAAATAATGAAGATGGTTCTTTGTCAAGATTATTAATGACCCACTTTCTCATATCATTAAATCTTTTTTCTTTTAGTGTCTTAGCCAGTTCTTTAGTATTTGCCTCTGATATACTAAACAATATACCACTATCAATTTTACCTCTTACTGAATACCTTTGAAGTTCATTAATAGTTCTTCTAAAGTCTGGATAATGTTTTTGTATTAACTCTGCTAATACTTTTTTATCATATTCAACATGTTCATCATCAAGTATCTTACCTAGTCTTTTCATTAATGCCTGTGCTGTCTTGACTTTTTGACCATTCTTGATTGCAAAATCAATTACGGTACAACGACTATGTAATGGTTTGATAATTTTGTTTTTGTAGTTACAAGTAAATATAAATCTACAATTTTGATGAAATGATTCTATGAAGTTTCTTAAAGCAGGTTGTACAGACTCGGCATTCATATAATCTGCCTCATCTATTATTACAACTTTATGTTTAGATGTTTCTGCCAAAGATACAGTTGAAGCAAAGTTTTTAATCTTATGCCTTAAAGTATCAATTTGACGGCCTTCATCTGAACCATTGATTATAATATAATCAGTACCTAGTTCTTCACATAAAGCACGAGCAACCGTTGTCTTACCAGTACCTTGCGTACCAGATAATAACAAGTTAGGTATTTCTTTTTGCTTTAGAAACTCTGAAAAAGTATGTTTAATATCTTCAGTTAAGATACATTCTTTTATAGATTTAGGACGGTATTTCTCCACCCATAAGTATTCGGACATATAACCTCACTTAAAATGTTGAATCAGATTCAATAGCAACCCAATATTGAATTGGTTTATTTGTATTGATAAAGTGAGATATTTTCTGTGAAGATATTGCCACATCATAATCTCCTGGAATCATCTTAAAGTTTTCCGTTTTGAAATATGCTGTGAATTCTTTGTCTGTTTCACCTACACTAATCTTATAATTATTAGAGCCTGGTGTTTTTTTGTCCATAGCAGTTAAACTAATCTCTTTACCATCACCTGTTACAGCAATGTCTGGTAAATTAAGAGTGGTTACACCTCTCATAAGTTTAGTAAACATATCACTCTTTAATTGAAAAGTAACATACTTATCTGGCATAGTAATTGCTTTTGACGGTGCAACTACAACCGATTTATCTGCAAAATAATATTTAATTTGTTGTCTTGAATTATCATCTGCTATTGTCAAATTCTGACCACCATTAAATTTAAGTGTCTTCTTGTCAAACAAGTCAACTGCTCTTAAAAATTCTGGTAAATCATAGATAGCAAACTCTTGTTCAAACTTCTCTGATATTTCAGCCTCTGCTAAAATGTTTTTCAAAGTAGAGATAGTTTGAAGTTTGTTGCCTGGTTTCACCAGAATATTCTGGTTGATATCTGAAAAGTTTTTCAGAATGGCAACTGTATCACTTGATAGGTTCATTATATAATCTCCGTTTCATAATTTAATTGGAGCGGATAAGAGGTACTGCCCCTCTTTCTGCAAGTTGGTAACCTGCCATAATACTTTTATACGATATCCGCATTATCTTAATATACACTAAAGGCGTCCCATTGTCAATGCTGGAACGCCTATAGTTTTATTCTTTATTTAATGTTGATAGTTCTAGCCTTTTTATGGTCTGGAACAATCTTCTCTAAAGATACTTTTAAAAGTCCGTCTTTTAATTCAGCACCTTTTACCTCAACATCATCTGCTATTGTAAAAGATTTATAGAAGTTTCTTTTAGCAATGCCTTTATGTAATATTCCGTCATTGTCTTCAACTTCTTTTTCTTCTTTAGATTTTACTGATTCAATTTTAAGGACATTATCCTCATAGTTAACTGATACATCTTTTTTATTGTACCCTGCTAACGCCACCTCAATATCATATGTTAAAGCACCTGTCTTTACTATGTTATATGGTGGATAGTTACTTGCCGTCATGTGTGGTAATTGGTCTACCATGTCGTCAAAGTGCCTGAACATATCGTCAAACCCTACTCTAAACGGTTGTAAGTTACTAAAAATTGATTGAATTGCTTTGTGATTGGTCATTTGAA